ATGCCGGGCTTTTTTTTGCCAAAATTTTTTCGGTGTCTGCGGGCCTAACCCTCCACCCACCCCCCAGGGCCACCTCGAAGGGGGGGGTCCAGAAATAGTGAAATGCTGCTATATACCGTAAGTCATTGATATTACTAGCTATTTGCATATGTTGTAACGCTCGTTTACGGCTGTTACAGCATACAACCCTGATTTAGCCTGGATATACCCGCAAATGCGGTAAAACCCCCCTGACCTTTTCCCGCATATGACAGTCCCACGCGCGTGACTCGCAGTGCGCGCAGTGTGTCTCTGCGCGTGTTACTGCTCGCTGACGATGTCTCGAAGCGCTTTAAGATGTTGATCTTGAATGTTTATATTGACCAGTGCTTCGCGCCTTGCGGCCCAGTTATCCGGGTTTGCTTGGCCAGCCAACCACTTCCTGGTATCGATACGAAGCTTGGCAACCTGCGCATCACTTGCATCAACAGCACTGTCTGCAATTGATAGCGTCTCTTCAGCAAGATAATCGGCCCATTGTTTTCGAGCCGCATAGTATCTCTCCATTCTGCCGTCTTCGTGGCGTAGCCAAGAGTAGAACGAACGCTTACCGATGCCGACACTTGCAACCAAAGCAGTCGTTGTACTGCCTGCTGCTAATTGGTCGAACAGCTTCTCTTCTCCGATCTTATCTAGCTTTTGAATGTTAGCCTGCATGATTGGCCTACTCGGCATTTTCGCTCACTCCTAAGTCGCGCAGAACATCCTGAACATCGTTCATGTAGTCGAAGTCCTCATAGTAATCTGCAAACATAATTGAATGTATTCGTTGTCTACCAGTTGGTTCCACTGGTGATGTTGATTCGGTCGTTCTACGACCCTTCCCTTTGTCCCTATGCCCTGTGCTGGACGAAGACATAAACCCTCTCAGGGAGCTTCTATGGGCGTCTGAACGGCATATCTTTCATGCACCCTAACTATCGATTCGATTGCATCACCCTTCTTGATTAGATCAGAGGTATATCGAAGCACTACATAGCCATATTCAGCAGCCAAGTTATATTTCACACAATCGTTCCTGAATCCAACACCAGATGTATGCCGACCTCCTGCCCAGGTTCCGCCCTCACATTCGATGATTAAACAAGACTGCGGCAACAAGAAATCAAACCTAAACTTGCGCCCAGGGATCAGCATCTGCTCACGCTCGTAGACGATGCCAGCATCCTCGAGCTGCCGCGCCATCTGTTCCTCTAACTTACTAACTGCCACGCCGACCTCCGAACGCAAACCTCTGAGCATCGAGTGCTGTCGCGACTTTAGTTTCCTCCTCCTCTGGCGCCTCATCAGGATCATCGTCATCGATCTCAATGACGTACTCCTCATCATCCAAGCTCACCCGAATAGTTTGGCCGGGCAGGAAATCATCGATTTGTAGGTGCAGTGTTGCCATGACCTAATTTTGCGACAGCAAAACTTTACCCGCTATCTTTTTGATTGGCGGCTGTTTCGCCGCTCAAATCATATGTAGATAAAGCTGGCGCGACAGTGCGCCAGTTATATATCTATATATAGGAGCAACTGTCGCACTGTCGCACATTCTCTAAGTCATTGATTCTATTATACTTAATCGTCTAAAAATGAACTGTCGCAGAAAACAAACTGTCGCAACTGTCGCACTTTTGGCTACAGGCCGCGTATTTACTGGCTGCGACAGTTATTTCGGCCAACTGTCGCACAACTGTCGCAACTGTCGCAGCCGTTTTTAGTGGTTAATGAATTTGTTGCTTAAAATTGGTTTTGTTTCTCATAAATCGTCCGAATCCACCATTCAAACTCACCGACATCGAGGACATGACGCATGATATTTACCTGGTAACAGACGAGTTGGATGTTGCCTGGGACGTAATGTTCAGCGTTGTTGATGCGATCGATGCTGGCATTGAGCGGCATTTTCTTGTTATAAGCACCGCGATGATGGGTCATATTGAGCCCAGACACGGCGCATTTGCCGTCTTGTGAGTGCCAAAGATCGACAATGTATTGGTTATCGATGGTCCACTTGTAGCCTTTTTTGACGCGGCCATGCTTGAGCTGCTGGGCTGATCGAGTGAGATATTTGGTTGGTGAGCTGTTGACAACGCGCTGTCGCTTTAAGCGAATGCAATCAATGCAGCGCCGGGCTTTAAGCTTGCTGGGAAAATAAGCCGTTGTTGGTTTTGCTTTGTTACAAACTTTGCACGTTACTTTGGTACTTTCCATATTGGAGCGCCGCCAACCTCGATATACTTTCGCATATGTCGTGAATTGTCGGCCCGCTCAACGACCTTGAGCTCTCTATTCTGTATCCAGGTCGAGAGCAGTTGCTTAATTTTACTCTTATTTTCTGCGACAAGGTGATCTAATTCGAGCACGTTGGCTACCGCGATCCCGGCCCAATTCTTAGCTCTGACATCCTCGCGCCATTCACCGCTCCGTATTTCTGCCTGCACCGCATGCAAATCTTGCAGCGTAATCTCATCAAACGGATCAGGCCATTGCCACGATTCCATTACGCCCACATTATCGCCGTTGTCGAGCTGCACACTAATCATCTGCCGCCAAGAGCTGTCGCGACTTGGTGGAGCCAAATTGTCTTTGCTGTCTCCCTCACGGCTATAGCGCCATCGATCTGCCTCATCGACGCCGGCGTTGCGCGCCTCTTCATAAGTCATCGACATCAATCGCCTGACGTGCCTGGCAGCATCCGTTAGCGAAGATGCGCCTCTGGCGTCACCATATGAGGCCGACTGTCCGTTCTGCGCTTTCCTGACGTGATGCACTAACTCGACTGCGCAGTTGCCCTGCTCTGCAATTTTGCCCCATGTTTTCACGACCAGGTCCATTGCGCCATTATCATTCTCGTTCAGCTTGTGACTACTAACAAAAGGATCGACGATGATGACATCGATCTTATGCTGCTTGATGTAATTAAGAATGATATCCGCCGCCGGCAAAATGATGGGCTCACCACCTCTGTTCTCAGCAATCACAACGCTGCTGTCGCGACCTGAGTTTACGAATAGATTGCCAGCATAATCATCAGCGTCAATTCCATGATGTACGGCAATGCCGGCCAGGCGTCTTTTAAGCTCATCTAAAGGGTCTTCGAGATTCCATACCCAAACCTTACGCTTCTTCGTCTCTATGCCCAAAAGCGGGATTCCTGACGCCATAGCCATTGCTTCCGTTAATGTTAGCGCGGTCTTGCCGGTGCCGCCGGCAGCGACCGTCACTGACAAAAATTTGCGTATATAGTGCCGGCCATACACCCACTCTCTTTTCGGCAGCGACGAAATGTTGCCGATGTCCAGCGCCTGGGGTGCTAGTGCGTCCGTGATCTCAGCGATTTGCTCGGCTGTCGCAACTTCTGGTAATTGATCCCAGCCCTTGTCCCTCGCGCCTTTTATGGCCACCTTGAACTCGGCAAAGGTTTGCTCATGAGTGTAGCCTGGCTGTGTCCAGCCCGTTGCGGTCTGCAAAATATCCTCGTCCGTCAAACCTCGCTGCACTTGCGCACCAACGTACCTGATCATCTCATCGTGCCAACCGCCTTGATTGGCATCGAGCAGCGGCTTCGGCTTGTTCTCAACGTTGATCTTTTCTAAATCCATCTCTGACAACATCGGCAGTTCTCGCCAATCACCATCCACACCTTGATCGATTGTCTCTTCATAGATGGCGCCAGTCGAATGAATACTGCCGGCAGCGATGACGATCCCGCCCCTTCCCCGAACATCTATCTTGCTGTCAGGGTCGGTCGAATTGTTAATCTCTAAATTCGGATTGGCTCGATAATAGAAGTGCCGACCGCGTGCTGTCGCGACTGTTCTGCTTGTGTAAGGGAGGTGCTCTTTGACCCAGGCTTCAGCTTCAGCGCTGTCAGCATCGACCACTACAACCTCTTTGCCGGTGACTATCGCCCAGTTGCATCCGGTGAATCTTGCGCTGCTTGCGAAGTATTCAAACTCGTCTTCGCTGACTTCTTTGCCTTGGTACTTCTGCCAGTTAACGAGAGGGATTTTTTCCCTGGCCGGGATGATTGTTAAGCCCTCCTCAAAGAGCGCTCGCGCTTTTTCGGCAGGTTCGACAGCTTCAATCATTGCTGCCCCAGAGGTCAGGACGAATCGCAGATTTCTCGATGCTCATCAGCAAAGAAATCTCTGCTGCCCTTTCGGCGGGTATGCCTTTGTCTGATCGCTTCCACTTATATATAGCGTTACGACTTAGCCCAAGCTGGTTCGCCATGTCGCTAACATTGATTTTCTGCCAAAAAACTTCCGGTGTCATCTGCTCTGCTCGTCCTTAAAAAAAACCGACTGTAAACTATATTGTTACAGCAGTAAACCTGCAAGTTTACAATTTACTTACGACAAGCTATTGCTATTAGTCAACCACAGGTTTACATTGGTGGATCACTTATCGAAGAGGAGAGGTGAAAAATGGAAAAAACCCCGTTCCACCAGCGAATTCAAGAACTGCGACAAGCCAGGGGTCTTAGCCTTCGGCAAATGGCTGTCGAACTAGAAAAGTATGGTGTGAAAGTTTCCCATAACGCAATCGCAAAGTGGGAGCAAGAAAAAATACTTGGCTCGACCAGGCTGCCAAGTAAAGAAGTCATTAGCGCGTTGTGCAAGTTGTTCAATGTTAAGCCAAGTTTCCTGATCGAAGAAATGTTTGGAAAAGCAACGAGCAAAGATTCTGAACGATTACAAAAGCTAACAGATGTTGAGCTACTAACGGACGAAGAGTTCGATGCGCTTTTGCGCGTGAAAGATTTGTTTTTGAAAAGAAAAGATTTTACAGGAGCGGGATGAAAGGATGTTGAAAGGATATAGATTAGAGAAAGAATCGTCAACTTGGTTAAAAGATGTAGTGGACAGAATATACGTTGATGACAACTATCATTGTTGCAGCACTGATAATTATGAAATTTGGCATGTAGGCGATTGCTGCGAATATGGATGCGGGACGACTCGCGATAGTTTGCGCGTAGACGTAATTTTTTGTGGCGACTTTTGGTCAAGCAAAACGCTCGTCAATTATCATATGAAGACAAACAGATTTTTGGACGTTCTCGAAAACACAGGTCAGGCATGCTGCGTCATGGAAATGCGAATTCCGCATCTAATATGGGGACATGGCAAAAATATCTACGATATCGCAATACCTGAGCATTTGTCAGCGAACATTGTTGGTGGTGCTAAAGCCGTAAAAATGTACAGCAAAAGCAATGTAGTGGGCATTTTAACCGGCTCCAAACAGATCGCTTAAAAATAAAATGTAATCTTTTGGTAGACATCGATTACATTAATCGTTTATGCTCTTTTTTCAATTTGAAAAGAGAGACGAGCGATGGATGCACGAGCGAGCGAAGTACCAATAGGCAACAACGAGCCAACTTTAGACGTATTAGCAGAACAGTGGCTTCAGCAAAAAACCCTTGAAGACGGACACAGAAGTCGACGCATAGAAATAGAGCAGCAGATGATTCCTCATCTGACTGAAAAGCCCGAAGGCAGCGCTACGACTGAGACGCGTTTCGGTCGCAAGATCACCCTCACCAACAAAAACAACTACAAACTCGATGAAGTTGCGCTTGAAGAAGTGATCGAGACAGTGCCAGCTAATCTGCTGCCACTCAAAATCAAAACCACGGTTGACGTTACGCGCTTAAAGTATATGCGCAACAACGAGCCAGAAACCTATCGCAAGATTGCGAGAGCATTTACCTCCTCACCTGCAAAGCCCGCCATCAAAATCGTTGGAGGTGATCAGTAATGGCAATCGATCTATCTGCAATAAAGAAAACAACCGGCCTAAAACCCCCCTCAATGATTCTGTTTGGGAGTGCTGGCGTAGGCAAAACTACGTTTGCGGCTGCCGCACCTAATCCGATTTTCCTACAGACTGAAGCCGGCGAAGGCGCGCTAGAGCTGTCAGCTTTCCCGCTAATTAAAACCTTTGACGAGTTGTTAGAAGCTATCGCTGCTCTGATAGAGCATGAGCATGACTACTCGACCCTAGTACTCGACAGCCTCGATCACCTGGAGCCTTTGATTTGGAAAAAGGTATGCGAGATTGAGGGCAAGAAAAGCATCGAGGAATTTGGCTACGGCAAAGGTTATGTGTTCGCACTCGATTACTGGCGCCAGTTCCTGGCCGCTATTAACTCGTTGCGCGTTCACAAAAACATGTCGCTTATTTTAATCGCGCACACTCACATTCGCGCTTACAACAGCCCGGACACTGAAGCTTACGATCGGTACGAAATTAAGCTGCATGCGAAAGCATCTGGGTTGATTCAAGAGAGTGTCGATGCGGTCCTGTTTGCGAAGCACAAAATCATCACCAAGAAAGAGGACAAAGGATTCAACCAGACTCGAGTAAGGGGCATTTCTACCGGCGAAAGGTGTTTGTGTACCACAGAGACACCAGGCTACATCGCAAAAAATCGGTACGGGCTGCCACCAGAAATCGAATTAAGTTGGGCAGCATTTGAACAAGCAATAGTTAACGCAACAGCAAAGGAGCAATAAAAATGGCATCACTAAGTTTCAACGTTGATGAAGTTGATGTATCCGATCAACCCACAAAGTACGATCCGATTCCGGAAGACATGTACAAGGCTGTCATTATCGACTCAGAAATGAAGCCAACGAAAGCGGGCAATGGCGCTTATCTTGAGCTTAAATTTGAGGTGATCGATAGTCAGTACGCGGGCAAGTGGATTAGAGCGCGGTTAAATTTGCAAAACGAAAGCCAAAAAGCGGTAGAGATCGCGCAGCGAGACCTGTCGAGCATTTGTCGCGCTATAGGCAAAAAGGCTATCTCGGACAGCGAAGAGCTACACCATAAGCCACTGCAAATAAAGGTTGTGATCCAGCCACCGCGAGGTGAGTACCCGGCAAGCAACGAGATCAAGGCATACTCACCGGCCAACGCGCCTGCGGCTGTCGCGACTCTCTCTGCCCCTGCTGTCGAAACTACACCGGCACCATCTCCTGCCCCGGCAGCCGCCGGCAAGAAGCCCTGGGAACAATAGATGGTTGCTCTACCTGAACCACCCAACACAACATTAAGCGCTGTTGAGCGAGCGGGCGAAGCGGGTCAGGCCACCGATGGTGGTCGGGCCCATCTTGGCGGATCAATCATTGGTCGCGAGTGCAAGCGAGAGCTTTGGTTTGGCTTTCGCTGGAGCACAATCGTTGTGCATAAGGCGCGCTTATTGCGGCTGTTTGCCAGGGGAGCAAGAGAAGAAGATTGGTTCAATCATTTGCTCACTCAAGGCGGCATAACAGTGTGGGATGTTGACCCGGACACTAAGCAGCAGTTTCGCGTCGAGGAAGTGGGTGGTCATTTCGGCGGCAGTTTAGATGGTGTTGTCCAGGGCTTGATAGAAGCACCATCGATTCCCCATGTTTCAGAACAGAAGACGCATGCGTTCAAAAGCTTTGAAGATGTCGCAAAAAAAGGCGTATTGCAAAGCAAGCCTGAACACTACGCGCAGATGCAAGTGTACATGCACTTGATGAATCTGGGTTGGTCGTTGTATCAAGCAGTAAACAAAAACAACGATGACCTTTACTACGAGCGCGTCGAATACGATAAGCCTGCTGCGGAAGCTTTGATTCGCAAGGCAGAGCATATCATCACAAGCGATCGCCCGCCTGAAGGCATTTCTAACGACCCCTCGTTTTACAAATGCAAATTTTGCGACCATCAGTTCCTTTGCCACGGCTATTCAACTCCCGCACTGAGCTGCCGCACCTGTGCGTTCTCAACACCAGAGCTCGATGGCGATGCCAGGTGGTCGTGCGCGAAGCATAAGAAAGATATCAGCGTCGAAGATCAGCGCCTGGCATGCGACAAGCATCTGTTTATTCCTGAGTTGTTAGAACCTTGGGCAGAAGTCCTCGATGGCACTGACGAATTCGTTAGTTACAAAAACAAACTGAACGGCAACGAATTCATCAATGGTCTTGGCGGATTTACCAGTAAAGAAATTAGCGTTTGTGCGGAGCCGGCAGTGCTGGGTGATCTCGTTATCAATGAGCTCAAAGAAAATTTTGATGCGGAAGTCACCGGGTGAAAAATGCGTTCGACATTTGGTATAGCCCAACAGAGCTGGCTATCGCGAAATTAGTTCGCGCAGAAATCAAGCGCGCAAAAGAGGTAAATAGTTAGTGTGGATACTGCCAAACAACCTAGAAACGTCATCAGCTTTTGTAGCGGATACGCTGGCATTGAGCGAGGACTTGAGCTTGCCGGGCTTGAACTTAGAACACTCTCTTATGTGGAGATCGAAGCCTTCGCCGCAGCCAACCTGGTCGCGAAGATGGAAACGGGTGCCCTGGTTCCGGCACCT